CAATCAAGCTGTAAGAGGTTTCTTGCTGCGTAACGCTGGAGAAAATGTTCCTGAAGAATGTTTGCGTTCTGCAAACAAACTAAAACTGAATATCAACACCAGCAACATGGCAACTTCTTTCCGTCATCAGACTGTAGGTACAGTAGCTGACGGTGGACACTCAGTTCTGACCGGAGCTTTCATTGGCTTTGAGAAGGCAATGTTAGAATACGGAGGCATGGATTCTTTCTGCCGTATCCTTAACACTAGCCAAGGCAATCCACTTCCTTTGTTGATGGCTGACGACACAGCAAATGTAGGTGTAATTCGTGCAGAACTTGCTTCTACAGGGAATGTCAACTTCGCTCTGTCCAGAGGTGTGATTAATTCATACAGAGTTTCGTCAGCAGTTTTTAAGGTTTCCAAGGAATTGCTTCGTGATTCCGAAATCAACATCAGCTCGTACATCTCTGAGATCTTGGCTGAGCGTCTAGCTCGTAAGGCTTCTGGACTGTATATCAGCGGTGGCGGAACTACAGAGCCCCTTGGTATTGAAGGACAAGCTGTTACTTCTGGCGTTACTTTGGCATCTTCAACAACTATTTCATACGGGGAATTGAATGCTATCTACCACTCAATAGATCCAAGTTACCGTAAGAATGCTTCTTGGATGTTTAACGATAACTGCCTCTCAATCCTGAAAGGCGTAGTTGATACAACTGGACGACCACTATGGGTAGCTAGTCTAACCCAAGGTGCTCCTGACAGTCTGCTCGGAAAGCCATTGCACATTGTGCAAGAAGTTAAGTCTATCGGCACTTCAAATGTTAAATCTATGTACTTTGGCGACTTCAGTAAGGTTACCATCCGTAAGGTTGGTGGCGTTGAGATTCAAACTCTTAACGAACTGTACGCTTTGGACAACGCTGTAGGAGTTGTAGCAAACTTCACAACCGACATCTTGGTTACTCAAACAGCCGCAGTTAAGTTTGTCACCTCAAAAACAATTGCCTAATCCTGACGGATTTAAACTAAGCCTTAGCTGAGAAATCAGCTAGGGCTTTTTTACGTCCAGACACTAAATAGGTTATGCGAATAATCACAGCAAAAGAAGATAACTCAGCAGAGATCCTGAGTATAGCAGAAATCAAAGCCCATTGCCGAATTGATCACGACGATGACAACGCCTTGCTTTCAATTTACAGATCAGCAGCCGTAACTCTTATCGAACAAGCAACTGACAGTGATATCACCCCTACGGTATATGAGGAATCATATTCTGGGTTCTATCGCAGTCATCATCTAACAGCTTTGCCGATTGATGCTCTGTCTGAAGTGTCTTACTCAGACATCAACAATGTAAAACAAATCATTGCCTCCAGCAATTACACTTGGTATTTCCCGGACTCTGCAAGAGGTGTTGTTACCTTTAAGGACGCATATGTTTTTCCTACAACTTTCAATAAGCCTGACGCTGTCGTTATCAAATATACTGTTGGTGTGGGGATTGTCTCTAGTCTTATCAAAGCTGCAATACTATTACAGATTGGTTCTTTCTATGAGCACCGTGAGAACGAAACAGAACTGAATCTGAAGACAATAGCTATCGGTGTTCAAAGAATCATAGACCTATATCGGGAGATGAAGTACTAAATGCAAGCTGGAAAACTCAATCACAGGATTACGATTCAACAACCAACTAAAGTCTACGAATCTGGCGAACAACTGGAAACTTGGACAACCATGACGACTGTCTGGGCAAATCTTAAACCTATGGTCAGTGATGAGTTTGAGAAAACCGAAGTGAAATTCCAAGCGTCAACTCATTATGAAGTCACGATCAGACATCTAAGCACAGTGACACCTGAGGATAGGTTTATTTGTGACGGCGAAACATATCATATCTTCGGCGTAATCCACACAAACGAAGACAAGAAACAAACAATGCTTTATTGCAAGAAGGCAATATGAGCCTCGAAAGTGACGACGCAATCAATCAATCGCTTGCAAAAGGCTTTGCAAACTTGCCTAAAAAGGTGATCAACAAAATCATGAAGACTCACTTAAAGAAGTATTCCAAGGAGCTAGAGGGAGACGCCAAGCGTCTAGCTCCAACAGAAACCAGAGAGCTAAAAAATAAGATCAAAGCCAGAGTCGGCAAGCGATCTACAATTGCGGCTAATTACCAAGTGGGTGTTAACGCCACAGAATTTAAAGAGTTTTCTCCTAAAGCGTCAATCCAAGAATATGGATCGATTCAAAAGAACATCCCGGAGAAGAGCTTTTTGAGAAAGCCCTTTGACAACAAAGCAGAGCAGATTGCTAAAAAATTAAGCAACGACATTATAAAAGACATTGAAACGGAGTTGGGAAAATGATTAAGATTTCTACTTTGATAGATTTTATTCGAGGTGGCGTAGTTGCCACAAACATATACAGAACAATTGCACCACTGGAGGTTGTATTTCCAGTCATAACAGTAACGCTCAACTCATCTAATGTGGGAAAAGCATTAGGGGGAGATATTAAAATTGAGTCATTAATGATTTCGATTAACTTCTTTGCGTCAACGCCAACAGCAGTTGATTCGTTGACAGAGATAATTACTGAGAGACTTTCAACGCTAACTGGAGTCACTGGAGACTATAGTATTGCTGGTTTTTATTTACAGGGAAGAAAGTCAATAGACTACACAGACGAGACAACCGGCAAATTGGTGTACGGCAATTCCATAGACTACAATGTAACTGTTAAAAAATCGTAACCACAGGCATAAATACTCCTGAATATTCACTTTACAAATTCAGAGGTATATATGCCGGGTCCAATCGTAGCAGCAGGTGCAACGCTAACTGTTGCAACATCAAATGTAGGTTTTATCAAGTCAATTTCAGGTCCAGAACTATCTGTAAGTCTTATCGATATTACAGCGTTGTCTGACACAGCAAGAAAGTTTCTTGCTTCGCCAATTCCGAACAGCGGCAAACTTTCATTGTCTGTGTTCCTCGATCCAGATGATGTCGGTGCTTTAGCTTGCCGAACTGCTGTAGGCACTGGTGCAATCGTCGCTTGCGTCCTGACTCTGTCCGACGCTACCACAGCCTCGTTCAACGCTTTCGTTGAATCATGGAAAATGAACGTGGGCGGAGTAGACGAAGCACTTTCTGCTGACATTGAGCTTCAAATCTCAGGCGTAATCACTTGGGCTTAATCAATTAGTTTTGCTTTGGCTGACAGTGTATAGCTGTCAGCCAAATCAAATACAACTTTTCAATTTAAAAACAAAGGAAGAAAATATGAGTTATTTGAACACTGTAAAACAATACGCAAACCAATCAGACATTAAGACTATCCCTCTTTGGGATATTGTCTTTTCAATTCAACCGCTGTCGTTCGGCGAGACTATGGATCTGTCAAAAGTCCTAAGTGCTGACGACGTAAGCGAGTTAAATCAAACTGTCGAATTGATCTCTGCGATGGTCACTGATCCTGACGGAGTAAAATTATTTAACAGCCCTGAAGGAAAAGAAGTTTTGAAATCTAAGTCAGTCGAAGACGTAAAAAAACTGTTAGATATTTGTCTAAGCGTTGCAAAATTTGACACTGACAAGCAAGTAGAGACGGCAGCAAAAAACTAAGAAGCAGTCCACTAGAGTATTTCGGGTACAAGTTAGCTTTTCAACTCAAGAAGTCTGTTAAAGAAATCAGGCAACTGAGTGTGGACGAAATAATCGGGTGGATTGCATATGACAAAATTGAACCCATGCCAAACGACTGGGCTATGCACGGCAGTCTGTGTAGTCTAGTTGCTCAGCTTGCTGGGAATTCCACTCTTAAGCCGGAGGATTTTATGCCTTCAACGCCTAAAGACGAAGTAGTTCCTCCGAAATCAACAGACTCTTTAATACGTAATCTCTTAGGTGGATAATGCCGACAATTTGTAATGAAAAAACTTCGCCAACAGCAACGATGGACGATCGTGGGTTTTTGCAATACACTCGAACTTTTGAAGTCATCTTTGAAAGTCGTACTTTGTCAAATCCTAATTCTGCGTTTCTGGCTTTGCCGATACAAAAATTTGATTCCTATTCGTATGCTGGATTTACTGACAACACAAGTAAAGCAACTACTGTAACTGCTACGCCCGATAATGACGGATTGACTTATACTGTCACGGTCAATTACACCACTCCAGAGCAAGTTGCAAAAAGCTCTGAAAGTGGATCGGGGGGGCAACCTACAAAGGCTTGGTCTTATACTGCCTATACTGATGTCTTAAAAACAGACCTCGACAATCGAGATATAAGGAACAGTGCTGGAGATTTATTTCCGGAAGGACTAGAAACTCAGCGGTTCATCCCAGTGCTGACGATTACTCGAACGGAGCCAACCTTTTCACCCTTAAAAGCTTTCCAGTATATGGGGTCGATTAATGTCGGCATTTTTTATGGAGCGGCTAAGGGTACTGTACGATGTACGGATTTTAGCGGTTCACTTGGCTACAACCAAGACGGCACAACTTTTTATACCGTTACGTATTCGTTTGAGTTTGGGTTCTTCCCCCACGGGCAAGGCTGGGATTCTATCGTTCTCGATGAAGGATACTATTACTTAGATAACACATTGAAAGCAAACGACGAAACCGTGGAAGTAAAAAGAAGAATACTTATTGCAACAACAAATGCTAACGATCCGCAAAAACTTAATGGGCAGGGACAAGTTTTGTCAGAGGGTGGCGTTGGATATTTTTTGAAATTCCGGATTCATCCTTATGCTAATTTTACCTCTCTTGGTCTGGAGTAAAATCAATGCGGGACAGCCAACACGGTTACATTACTCTGCAAGCAGCTAGCAAGCTGAAACAGTTTTTTATACACGACAAGCGTAAGCCAAAAAATACACCGTACGACAATCTGCCGTTAAGTGCTCATCAAGATGGTTTCTGGGCACGGATTGAGGGCAGGACTACAGATAAGCCAGTGACGCTAACCGGAGATAACGCCACGAAACAAATGGGTTGTTACCGCTGGAACAGAATCATACATCAAAAAAATTCTGCGAACTATCAGATGTGGAAGAAAAATAAGCCCGGCAACTTTCAAATGTGGGAAAAGATAATTACTGACGCCACAACTTTTGAAGGGGACTATGTCGAAAGAGAAGAAGTTCAAGAAAACTTTTGTGTAGAGTCGTTGTACGCAAGTGAGAACGTGATGATGGGCGACATTGTTTATTTGCGACCAAGTCAATTCCACAAGTATTTTATTTTTGATTACAATCCACCAATGCGGCTGGCTGTCATCCAAGAGAACGTAACTCAGGCAACGATATCCCTGACTACTTTGACTTTTGGCAAAGGTAAAGTTAGCCCTTTGAATGTAAACGACACCAACACATCGGCTTCTTTTTTAGAGACATATTCCAATGATCCAGAGGACACGGAAAAATGGAAACTTGATGTTTTGAATCCATTCCGTGATACTGTAAGTGCCACGAAAACCAATCCAGTTATCTGTCAGATTACTTACTCTGGTGGTCACTGGTATTTATCAGCGGTGGAGTGCTCATGAGTTTTAGCAGATTTTCGGTAGGTTGTTGCTGTGATGATCACTGTGATGTTTTAATTTATCCAGTTGCTGGTCCGGCAGGTATTTTTGGGGGCACTGGAAACGAAACAAATTTCTACTTTGGATTAAACACAAAAGTAGGGGACGAGTTTTACAATCCGATTACAAATAAAACAGAAATTAGAACAACGAGGGAATTCGAAGTTTTAGTGATAAGAACTCTGGTGGGTCGATCCCCTAATTATGGATATGAAAACATATTAGAATTCATAGATCGTGGTAAAACAGTTATTGTTATGACTGATTACGTCGGACAACCGGGCATTTATAGAGGGGTCGATTACGTTAACGGGGCAGGAGTGCTGGCATCACTGGGAGCTTCGTCACTTTCAATTTCGCCCGGTCGTTTTCATCTGCCGCCATCAACCGGAACATTCGCAAATTTAGCATTTGGCACCAACAACCTAAACGCTGACTACGAGTCTTTTTATATTGCTGGTGCAAGTGCTGTTGCCGGAGGTTTGACAATCCTACAGAGCCAGAAGGCAACAATTATGGTTGGTTTCTCCACCGGACCAAACAACGGAAAGATTCTGCTGACCGGCGACGGTAACGGTAATTTTCAGGAGATTGCAAATCGCTTGTGCAAACTACGTGGTGTTGCAATTAGCTGACACCTGCTGTTTGTCTCCCACTCATAATGACAAAATTTTGGAAATCACAAAAGTTATCATGCTCAGCCAAAAAGTAATCTGCTGACTTTGCAGAATCATAGCATCTAAACTCTTGCAACCAACAATCTGGAAAACTACTTTTTTCCCACACGCCAATTGAATTGCCATTACTTATAGGCAGAGGATTTTCAAGCGTCAATGACTCTTGGTAAACCCCGTCAACGTACAGAGACATAATCTGTTTGCTGTAGCTGATCGCTACGTGGCTCCAACGATCTTCGGTTATAACTGCGTCAGATATTGTTTCGTCTTGCTCGCCAGCACTATCCTGCGTTGCCAAAACAATCTGTCCATAATGACCAAGACTAATTTTTACGGACCATTTGCCGCCATTAAGGGTTTCAAAGAATCCTCTGGAGAACAAACAGCGTTGTTTGAATCTATTGTCTGCCCTTACCCAGAAAGATAAAGCAAAAGCTTGATTAACTGCCAAGGTATCTCTTTCCATAATCACATTACTTAGGTCTTCTGAGGTGAACCTAGAGGAGGGTAGACAGAACACCCCTACATCCTGAACAAGTTCATTTCCGGCAGTGACTAGATCCTGTACGAGTTCGACAGGATCTTGCTCACGACTCCCAAGAGGCAATAGCCAATTAAGACCAACATAACCGTTGTTATTACTGACAACTCTAGTTTTGCCCTTAAGGGTTAATCCGCCTTGACCGATTCGTTCCCATACAACTGTAGCTGTTGCCTTAACGCCAAGACTGCCGAGGACTAAAAAGTTAAGTGCAGAACAACCACAGCTTGTCGATTCGCATTGAATTTGCCTGTAGACAATTACATCGTTTCCAGATCCGCCAATTCTTAGCTGCCCAGAAGAATCGTCCTTGAACAGATTGCTGATCTGGTTGTCACTTCCAATTATCAAGCCACCCTCGGTATCTTCCGTAAATAGGACAACTGATCCCGGACCAATCGTGTAACTTCCTGATAAGGCAACTACGCCTTGTTCAGCGGCTTCATACAGAAAAGGTTGCATAGAAAAATCAGGAATTACCCAGTTAAAATCATTCATTAAATAACCTCTTCTTCTTCGTAATATATGAACCAAACATTGTCTATTGACGGATCGTCAATAAACGCAGAAAAAAACAAATGCGTAAACCCACCAACACAATACGATCTGACTTCGTGTCTTACAATATTTGGAACAGTGTCAGTAACTTGCAAAATTTCTTCGATGCCCAAAAGTCGTAAACCTAGATAGTAATCGCATGGCTCGACAAAAGTATTGGCAGGTATTGTTATTTGTCGTCGATACGAAAAGCCATTTGCATACTTGTTTCCAGTTAGGATAAGATTGCCTGTAGAGACATCAACATAGTTAAACACAATATCAGCAGTACCGCCGATCTTTAGTAAGGCAACACTGTCGTTTGTGATCGCAAGACCGCCAATAATAATTGCACCACTATGATAGGAGCCATGATTGACGGCAGCGGTGCCAGTAATTATCAAGGCTCCTTGCTTGTTTGGATCGTATGAGCTTGCTCCAAGTTCCAAATTGCCAGTTATCTGATAACTGTATCCGTTGTTTCGTATGGGCGAGCCACCAATTCTAAGCGTTGCTGTAGACAGAACTGGCTGCATCACTACGGGAGAGCCGCCAAGCATAACGCCCGTTCCACCAATTTCACTTCCGTGTATGTATTTTTGTTTGTCGTCGGCACTGTATGTGTGTATAGTAATGAAGTCAAAGTAAGTAGGACTATTTTGTGAGAACGTTGCTGGCTGGGCAATAAAAAAGCCTAACCCCGTTTGTGTTTGGAGTGCCGTTCCTAGCTGTAGTTCTCCCGAGTCAACTACTGCTCGCCCAGTAGCTAGATCATCTATTCTCAAATAGGTTTGTTTTTGTCCTTTGACGCCAAGTCGTATCCGGAAGGCAGACTGGAAGATGTGGTCTGCTGTACTGTTATATTCATATGCCGGTAGAACTAAACCGGTGTCGGCATGTACCCCGGAAATACAGGTGTATTGATAGACGACAGCCGTCGAGAATTCATGTACTATTTTCACATATCGAAAATTATTGTTATCCTGAAACCGATATACGATCCACAGATCGTATGGCGTCGTGACATAAGCCGGAGCTTTGTATAGCACATCAAGGGAAAAGTCTGCTGTCCCGGTTCTATATTTAATGGCTGGTGTTTCAGCAGATAGAAATCTCGTCCCGAAATAACCATTGTTGTAGGCGTAGGTTGCGTATCCGTTATTGTTTGGATTTGTGTCCGTCCAGCCAAAAAATGTATTGAAAAGCGAGTTGAAGAGATTTGCCATAGTTCTGTATTTATGCCTAGCGACAGCATAAATACTGCATGGCACTTATCAAAAATTTAAGCATCGGAATTTCTGTCAAACACGACGCCTTCAAAAAAAGCATGGCGGAAGCTGGTAGTACGGTCAGTGGGTTTAGTTCTAAAACTAAGTCAGCACTCTATCAGTTACAACAAGCTCTTGAAAAAGATACTGTTGCTGCAACAGCGTTTGGCAAAAACGCTCAGCAAGTATTAAACAGCATTACCACTTCGGCAATCACCACTGCTGGATTAACAGGAGCGTTCAGTGGAGCAATACCAGTACTAGGTAATTTCCAAGCTGCTGGTGTAGGTGCTGCTTTAGCTGTTAGCGGTGGCTTTAAGAAAACACACGCTGAATTGCGTAACTTATTTGCCACGATGGGGAGCAATACACTTTCTGGATTGCTGAAAGATGATAAGCAATTGCTTGCAGCCATGGCAGCTACGGCTGGCGAATCCGGGACAATAATCTTGGCTGCCATGATGAATATAAAACAACAGTTTATTAGTTTAGGGAAGGCTGGTCTTACGGCGATCAAGTCCATCAAAGGAATATCTACCAGTTTAATTAGCCTTGGCAAAACCTCCTCTATAAAAATAGGAGCTTTCCTCGATCCGTTCCGAGCAAAACTACTTGCCACAAAAGCTTCAATCCAAAACTTCTTAGATCCAAAAGCCGCAACTTTCGGACAAGCGTTCTCAAACTATCTTGATGAAGACTTTATTGGACGAGGCATAAAAGCAATCGCAAGTCAAGTGGCTGGATTTAGTGCTGGTCTAAAGGATGAATTCAAACGGTTAGGTCCAGCCATCAAAACCGAACTGTCTCCTATCGGTCAAGCCTTTATGAGCTTTGGCTCTAGCTCAGGTCAAGCTATAAAATCATTTACGATCGGTATGAAAAATGATTTTATCAACTCGTTGCTTGATGTAAAAAAAGCATACGCAACACTCGGCAGAACAGGATTGTTTGCGGCGTTGACAACATCCGCAGGTCAAGAAGTTGCTTCGTTTGTCGTAGGACTAAGAGATGAGTTCTCGAAACTTAATCCTTATGTCAAGACAGCCGTGGACGCTGTGTCTTCTACTTTCGGCAAGCTCGCCCCAACACTTAAGTCTGGGTTTGCAACTGCGGGAACGGCAGTAGGTGCTTTTGCAAAAAGGGTTAAGCAAGAAGTAAAAACAATAATGATCCCGTATTTCGCAATTGCCAAGGTTGCCGTAAAGGAATTTGGCAGAGCCGTATCTAAGGTTGCAGGTGCCGTTAGGTCCGGAATGTCAAAAATGGCGGATGCCGTAAAGTCTATGGCTACCGGAATTTCAAGCAGTCTATTAGTGGTGACAGCAGGTATTGCCGCTGCTGGATATGCCTTCGTCAAGTTTTCAATGTCAGCAATTAAGTCAGCCGCTGCTGCTGAACAAACAGAAGTAGCTTTCAAAACTTTGTTTGGTTCTGCGGCTGCTGGAAAGGCTGCACTTGATGGGCTAAAACAATTTGCCGATGTAACTCCATTTGATACTGACGAAGTTATACAGGCAGGCAAACAACTAAAAGCTTTTGGCTTTAACGCTGCTGATATTGTTCCAACTTTAACCAGAATTGGAGACGTCAGTGCCGGGTTGTCGATCGACATAAATAGGCTCACGACCACGTTCGGCAAGGCCAAGGTAGCCGGTACTCTCTATGCCGCTGACATCAACGAATTTATAAATGCTGGCGTCCCAATTATTACAGAACTTTCTAAGGTCATGGGAGTCAACGAAAATCAAGTCAAGAAAATGGGGTCTGAGGGAAAGATAAGTTTTGCTGTCTTAGAGCAAGCGTTCAAAAATATGACGGGTCAGGGCGGCGATTTCGGTGGACTGATGGCTGAGCAATCAAAGACTTTGGCTGGAGTATTCAGCAACTTGAGAGCTACGATTCAACGCATAACAACTAAGATCGGAACAGGTATAGCAGCAGCTTTTGATTTGACTTCTATTGTAACTCGATTTAATCAATTCCTTGTTGACTTTGAAAAGTTTACGCCAGTAGTCATTGGTGTATACGAGTCGATAAAAATTGCTGCAACTGACTTTTTAGGTGCGTTTTCTGGTGCGTTTGGCGGAATTTCTTTTTCAATGGAGACATTTATAAAGGGAATAAAAGGACTTAGCTTTGCTGTCAGATCTTCAGTGAAAATAATACAGCTAGTGATGTTAGAGTTGGAGCTTGGCATGGTAAAAGTCTTCAACAATATCTCGTTTTACCTTACAGAATATTTGCCTGCTGGGTTCAGCTACCTCTACAACAACGCAAAGGATATATTTACAGATATCTTCAACTACGTAACTTCTGTGATTAAAAACCTTGGGAAAAACATTGTCGCACTGATCGTTAATTTGCCTGCTTTACTGACAGGTAAATTGAATCTGTCTGATGTGTTGGTTCCTCTGGACGAAGGTTTCCAGAAGATTCGTAAAGACTTCGTGGCTCCAATACAGCAGAACTCACCACTTGAAGAAACCATGACGGAGATGATTTCTGGACTGAAAAAATCTATCAAGAAAGACTTCGATGATGTTTTCTCAACGTTGCCGGAACAAGCTGATAAGGTTAAGAAGCCATTGCTTGACATCTTCAAAGATTTGTTTGGCTCGATCGGCAATGTTGTTGGTGAAAACATCAAATCAAAAGTTGCGTCAGTTGCTGGCTTTGTCATGTCAGGAGTTGATGTTGTCAAGGACGCCTTGGATAAATCGAAGGAAAAAAAGGACGACAAGCCTGCTTCGTTTTCGGGAACTTTGTTTGGTTCGACCGATGCAATGCGAAAGGTGATTGCTCCGGGAGCTACTGGTGTTGCCGCTGCCAAAAAAGACGATATGCCTAAGCAACAAAAGAAAGCGATTGAAGCTGGAAACAAACTTTTTGGGATGGCTGTTGGGTATCTTAAAACCATATCCACGGACAAGCCACCTGCCTTTGATTTTTAAGTTGAGTTCACACCAAAAAAAAGCCTAGTCGTAGTGACTAGGCTTTTTTTATCGATTACAACTTTTGTATTAGGACTCGGAACTAAGGGTAAGGTTAAGTGTAACACTTAAGCTGTCCCCGTTAATTACAGATCTTAGTGTTGCAAATTTTTCGGCAGCTACAAGCAAGCCACTTGAGTTGCTCGTGAGGTAGAGTCCGTATACGTTTCCAGCAGAAACGTTCGAAAAGTTGAAGGTGAGGGTTGGATAGCTGCTCGATCCCTTTCCTGCGGAGGTCACGCTGGACGACCAAGAGGCAGCGGTTAGAGCTACTGCTGAGTATCCAGTCAGCGTAAGCTCTGTGAGGTTTGCGAGGACAGTCGATCCTGCAATGGTTGCGTTGTTTGAAAACAGTCGCAAGGTTAAGCCTTGGGCTGTCGTCGATTTACCAGTAATTAAATCGAGTTGATAAAGTTCGGCGCTGTCCACTATTGTTAACGGCATTTTTGGAATTCCTTTGTTAGTGATTTAAAATCAATCAATTGATATATTATGTATTGGCTGTACTATTTTTTTTTAGACGACAACTATCTATAGTTATGATTCATGCCCCAATTAAAGGTCCGCCAGCTAATAAAGGTTGGGAAGGAAATTGTTCTAAAAAACCTTGGGACTACAATATAACAGTTGCAATACCTGTATTAGATACTCCAGACGAATTAGAAGTCGTTGTGGAGCTACTTAGACTTCAAACTGAAAAGCCATATATTATTGTGATTGATACTGGCAGTGAGCCAGAAAATTGTGAGCGTGTAAAAAAAATGTGGGCTGAAGATCTTGAAGTTCAGGTTCTTCGATTGAATGGGGTAGAGCATCCTAGCGACTTTGTTACTATGGCTATGGATTTGGCATTTGGATGTTGCAGAACAGATTATTTATTTGC